AGCCTTAGCTGTAGCGATGGCAACGGCAGTTAACGCAGTAGCCGCAGCACCCAAAGCCGCAGCACCTTTAGCGATGATAGGCACAGCGCCCTTAATGCCTTTAGATAGCTTTGAAACGCCGCCATCGGCATCATTAGCAGCATCCGAGAACTTATCAAGCTCATGAGTGGCACTTTTAACGCCCTTGGTTTCAACCTTAGCTATTAATCTCGCTGTTTCAGCCACTTAAAGCACCCTCTAAAATAGAATCTAGTTGCATGATAATATCACACTCCCAGCCGCATAAATCTAAATGTAACATCTGGCTAAACGCCTGCAACTCTAAAAAGCTTATCTTGCCCTTACAGCTTTCTCTTAGCCTATAAAAATGATCAAGTATATATAGGGTTTCTTCGTCCGGTTCTGGGTAATCCAGCTCTGGTACATGCACCATTTTTGATGCCGCTTTTAAGCTGGATAACTGAGAAACACCATTTTTATCAGCCTTGTACAGAGGGAATAAACCCTCCGCATGAGCTATAAGGCTTCCTACTTTTTTGCTAGAAAGTTGCCATGAGTACATCCAAACTCGTGAGCATCATCCCTAAGATAAGGCGCCTCAGATAGCAATGTAACTACTGAATCAAAGCTGAAATCCTTGACAAAATTACCACCTGAAACAAGGCAGGCTACATAAAGGGCTTCGTTATCAATATCGGCAAAATCACCGGCATTTACTCTGCGCTGTAATTCAGCCTTAGAGTTTCTGAAGTGGTCAGAATCTTTACCTGAAATCATTAGGTATTTTTTTGTTTTCTTACCGTCCGGCGTATGAAGTGGAAACTTCTTAGCGTCGTTATGTAACTCTCTTGTGTAAAACTCTTTCATAGGTCTGCTCTCCTAAATTGGCGCTCCCCTAGTTAAATAGCGGCGCGGAGTAGGAGAGCAATCCTACCGCGCCTTGCGATTAAACGCAGCTAAACTATGCTAAGCGCTGAATCTTGATGCTAGTGCCACTAACAGGAGCAAAAGCACTTGCGCCCATTGATGCAGTTATAGAGCCTGGGCCTGAAACCTCCGGCGCTCCGCTTGTGTAAACGCAACGAGGATAGGAAAATGCCAAAGCGCCATCGGTTGACTCCATCATTAATAATAAGCTCACCTCTGTTTCATTAGCGAACTTGCTTAACTGTGTAAAATCAACAAAGAAGGTTGATAGAGTGAGGTCTGACAATACGCGGCCTTGCTCTATAAATGATACGTTGTTATCACCTAGCTCAAATTGAGCGCTAGATTCCGTGTCAGTTGTCGCATCAACGCCAGTAACAAAGCCTATAATTGCATTATCTTCTATGATCGTTCCATCAACGCCTGAATAAATCTCGTTCTTTGTCAGTGTTGGGAATGTCGAATCAACAGGAAGTGTTGCGTCAATGGTTTGTGATAACCCCATTGTCTGAAACGTGCCAGTATTAAGCGCATTAACTGCCATGTTAAAAGCTAGGTTCGTCATTTTAACGCCGGTTGTTAGGATATACCCACCATTGCCGCTATCTAAATCAGGGTAATGCTCAAGAATTGAGAATGATGTTGATACTGTGCCAATCTCAAGATAATCGCCGCTTGTTATATCGGTGGTCACGCTGGATTCATCTGCCAGCCTTCCAACAGGAATAGCAGCGCCAGTAATAACTAAGGCTGTCACTGTGGTAATGATAAATGGTAAGGCGTTATCACCTGTTAAGCTTGGGAAGTTAACGACATCACCGACAGCATAGCTAGTAGTAAAATCACCAACATCTCTTGTAAACGTCTTAGCGCTTGCTAGTACAGTCACATCACCAGCCGCCTCCGTTGTGCCGCTTGCCCACGTATTACCCAGAGCCGCAGCATATAAATCATCATGAGCGCCATAAGACATCTCAAAGGCAATATCACCCGCCGTCTGATTTTGGCCCAGTCGGGTGTCTGCTCTATCTCTTGAGCCGTCCAGCTCATTAGATGACAGAGTATCTTTTGTTAACTGAAGGTTGCCGCTAGTCCTACGCATTAAGTTCCACGCAGGCGAGGCAGGAGTTACGCCGCACGTAACCTCTTCAACGTAATAGATTGAACTGGCCGCACCTGTAGCGGGCTTATTGCAAGTAGTCATTTTATTGTACCCTCAGAGTAAAACAGTAATAATTAATTGTCATTGAAACGGTAGCCCAGCCCTGTGCAGTTGTTACCGGCTCAGCAGTTACGTTTGTTATATTAACACTTTCGCTCGCTCCTGCAAAAGTAGCGCCATTTTTGAACACTGCGTTAATTTCATCAGCTTTGGTTAGCAACTCGTCAACGCCGCCGCCCTGCTTATAATTTACGTCTAATTGGAATACGCCTTGATGCTTATCACAACCTTCAGCGCCTAATTCTGCTAGCTCTGTGGGCGCTCTTAAATTGAATATAGCTAGATAGAAATCAAGATCATCTTTGTTAAAGGTGAAATTCTCGAAGGCTATTTGCGAATCCAAAGCAAAGCCGCCATCCTGAACAGCCTTAACTAGTATTTGATTAATTTCTGTAATAGCTGCCATTATTTAACCTTTGCTGCCTCTTCATTGATTATAGATTGAAATCTCATGGCGTTAACCCTCACCACACCTTGAGGCGCTTGTTTTGAATAGCCTCCAATAGTATTAGGGCCGCTACCCATATAACCACCGTATTCAATCACTCTTGCATAAGGCAGATTGTTTGTAAGTGTTATCGATTCCCAAGCCTTAAGCCTTTTCAAGTCTGCCGTCATCTCAGCAATAGCAGAAGCATCACTGCCACCATCATCAACAGGGTTGACCTCTGTAGAAGGTGTTACGCCAGATAAAAACCAGTTATTTCTAAACGTACCATCATCGATAGGGCTTGAAACTATAATATCACTGAACAACTTAAGCGCCGTATTCCTGACAACCTCTTCATTATTGAGATTGGCTTTCTTAACCCATTTAGAAACATCAACACCAAAATCACTCACTGCCTGACCTGAACCCTATAGCATAACGTCGTTGCGCTAGGCTTGAATAATTGAACAGAAACAGCCTTGTATGATTTGCCATCAATAACAAGCTCATCATTTAATAGTGGTTCAATATCGCTTTTAATATTCACCTGTAAATCACCGGCAAAGATGCTTGTGTTATTAACCTTCGAGGCAAGATAGGGAGTGACTACAGCAGGAACAGAAAATTGACTAAGTGAACCAGCCACAACAACACCATCAACAACGGACGCGCCCACCTCTCGATTAATAGTGATATTCTGCTCGCTAAATCGGTCTATTAGCCGTGTAGCAGTATTCTGTAGCCTAGAATAATCAAAGCCCGCCATTAGATTCTCACAGTCTGAATTGAGAACGCGCCGCCGGACGTGCCGAACAATTGGCTAAGCAAAGCGGTAACCGATGCCATATTAAACGTATCCGAGCTAATACCGTTATCAGCATAATCTACCGCAACCGCGCCGCTAATTTCCTCATGCGTAATAGTTGCGCCGTTACCGTTTGGCTGTGTTATACCTGGATTAACCACTTCATAATATGCGGCATAGGCCTGAGCCTGAATTAATTGAGGTGGTATTGTGGTTTGTGGCAAAGGAAACCCATTAATAACAACGCCGGAACGTGGAAAGCTGCCCGTTTGATCAATGCTAACTCTTTGGCCTTGATATTGATTCTCAAAACTATTCACATAGTAATAGGCGCGAATCATTGAAGGCTCATCAATTAGCAAAGGGTCTCCATTGGCCGCAACATTAAGCCCAACTAAATCAAGAAACGCCTGAGCATTTGCTAGCGTGTCGTATGAGTTGGCGTTAGCTACTACCGTTCCATTTTCTATAATTAAGGCCACGTTACAAAATCCCGTTTTTGTTTATTATGTCATATTGCCAGATACAGTGATATTAGCCTGATCAACGATTATGTTTGATGTTGACTGAGTATTAGCAACGTAAAGCTGTAAAGTATCATCCTTTGATAATGTAAATAAACCGTGAGATGTAACGCTTGTTGGTGATGTATTATCGGTACATGCATTAGTTCTAACTTGATCTACTCCGTTATAGGCAATTCTTGTACATATCATATCACCGCCGCCGCCAACCTTTTCAACGGTTGCAGTTGCAATGATAAAAATATCAATATCACTGATCCCTGTATAAGTAATCAGCCCGCCAGTATCTACTGTGAAATGCTTGCCTAATGTGCTGAGCCAATTAGCTCCCGCTACAGCAACGAACGTACTTATAGCTCCAATGGTTACAGTCTCTGAGGATGACAGGTAGGCATCCGAAACAGACCTTGTGTTTCTTATGCCATCATTAAAGCTATTGCCTGAGAATAGCCAGCCATCATCCTGTCCTGTAATAGTGGTTACAGATGTTCCAGCACCTTTGAATATATTGCCGTTCATTTGAGCGCTGCCGCCCGCGTTTAAATTTGCACCAAGCGCAGCACCTGTTAAGAAGTTATCTCCCACGCCTGGGAATATTCTGTTTTCAGCAATCGTGATCAGGTCAAATGTAGCTGTTTGCAAGTCTATAAAATCGCCAGTCCAGTTAAGGAAGCCGCTTTCTAGGCCTACAGCGTTATCAAATAACTTTAACTGGCTGTTAGTTGCGCCGGTAAAAGTAAATCCACCTACTGATGTGGATAGCACAACAAGCCTATTGAAAGATGAGGCTACAGCGCCAGTGATATCTTGAGCGCAGTATTTACACCCGTTAATAATAACTCTATCCAAAACAAAGCCAGAGCTTATGCCATTACCAGCAAAGCCAAATATATTCCCGTTTGGATTTGAGAGTATAATATTCTCAACGCCAATACTTCCGCTATCCGTATCGATTAAAGGTGATACGCTGTCCGATGTTAATTGAGACTCAACAGGATGAATGCCTTTAATTAGAACCGAGTCGCCCAGCGTGTTGATTAGCACATTAGGTGATATGTCTATTGCCACGCTGCCTATGTAGTAAGCAGTATTAACGCCTGTTCCAAGCTCTATTTCATCTGAGCCGTTAGGGGCGGGAAAGTCAGCAAGGGAGTTAATCCACACCACATTTTCCATTTGTGCAATCTGATTGCCTTCTACGGTAGCGCCGCCTGCAAAATCAACAGCGCCCAGAATGGTTTGCGCACCTAGCTCGGTATTATTCAAGCATGAATCAATAACATCACTATTTACCGACCTGTGATCTGTTGGCGATATACTCTGAGTAATATTATCAGGCAATAGCGTATCATTCTGAACCTTTAGCGCTGCCTTATCTAACTCTGCCATTCTTAATCCCTCGGCGTTCTATCAAATTCAATGTGGAAATTAAAGCGTTTCTCGCCTGTCGGATTATCATCGGCATCCAATACTTCAACAGGCGGCTTAACTGATTCATATAAGGCTTTGGCGTTAGAATGTAACGTATCACCTGCGCCTGACTCTATTTGCTTGTATGGACAATCTAGGCCGCGATTCTCGCCATAAGCTAAAACGGTTAAGCCCATGTCTTCACAAAAACCAATGTAGCTGGGGTTTTCTTCATCCTCGCTGGTGATGTCTCGAAGTGGAAGCCTTACTAAACATAAAGAGGCGTAAGAATTATCAGTATAGGCTGTTTGAACCTTAACCATCGTTAAAGCGATTCTATCCGGCACGCCGTCATTATCATCGTCAATGCTGACAGAGTGCATGTATTGCTGCCACTTGCCCAGCTCGCACAACTCAAGGCCGCGAACCGTTAACGCCTGAATGCTATCTGTGTAGGTTATCGCGTAGGGCATTATAAAGGCCTTAGTGTTATTGTTGCTGTGTCTGCGTTAATGGGTGATGTTAGTGTGCTAGTCGCATTACAGATTTGCATAGTAGCGCCATAATTTACATTCTCGGTTTGTGCTGGCTGATCATCATCCTGAGACTCACCTTTAGTTACGTTTATGATATTAAGGTTTGTGCCATTAGCGCTGCTCTTTGTCAGCTCACATATAATGTTATCTCCGGCTACAATGTCGCTAGGCATATTCACTGTTGCCGCTATATTAACGCCAGCCACCTTATTAACGAATGATATGCGCTTAGCGCTTGTCGCGTCCTTGCGTATAAAATAGCCATTGCTGGCATCGAGAGAAGTCTCGCACACCCTAGGAAATGAGCCGTCCTCGCCTAAGTAGCCTAAGTCGAATGTCAGCACAAAATCATTCAAAGGCCACTGCTCAGCAACGCCAAGGCTAGGCACGTCATATCCCGCATTATCCAGTAGTGTATCAAGCACTGCTGTATCGGCTGCGAAGTCTACGCCTGTGAAATAGTCGGAGGTTATGAATTGAATCTCGAACTCTGCGGGGTATTGAAAGTCTTGGGGGTCTCCAGAGATAGTAGCAACCGTCACGTTATTAGTATCGGGTGCCCCCGTTATCTCAATTATAGACCCTCCTAAAATTAATCGCGCCCCACTCATTGCGCTAGCGGCCAATCCTTCAAACGTTCCACCTACGCCTGAAACTGACCCAAATGACATCTCCGACCCGTCAGCCTTAACGCCGTTAGTTCCCCACGCACCAGTTCGATTCCCCAAGCTAACACCACCCACACTCCACACGCCATTCTCAACTAGGCAAGGTATCTGGTTGTTTGAGGCTGCGCGGGTGGCTGGCATTGTGTAGGTTAGGCTTACGGATGATACTGTCTCGCCTAGCTCTCGCTGAGGCATGGATAGGACGCACTCACCTTCTTTGTTCCCACTTGTGCCTATCCCATATCGGCAATTCACCGTGCCAGATACCGTGCACACTAGCTGCGCAATAAGCCTGCCTGTAGTAATCACTCCCAGCGCCCCCCCAGAGGGATTAGCTTCACAGACGGGGTATACAAACGTAAACGTGGCGGCGCCTGCTGCGGACATAATCTCTCTTGCTTGTAAAACGCCGTCTGTCTCCTCGACAAAACAGCTTATCGTCGATGTTCCGACAGGTAGGGTCAAAGATGGGGACGCAATCATAGGCCTGCCATTTAAGCCTGTGAACTTGATAGCCGTAGCTGCACTAAGTAGTGTAGAAGGCTGTTGCACCCTTGTGCCTCCTAGATTAAAGCCCAGCCACAGATCAGGGGAGCCAAACGTACCGCTTGTACCTTCCCATACGTTATTGACTAGCTCATTAGTAGCCTCACCCTCATCACGTAAGCCTACGCCTTTATTGAAAGCAGGCTCGTTTTCTGTGTAGGTGATGATTGAATTATCGCGGCTTTGTATGATGTTAGCGTTAGATGCGCGTGAGGATATTAATAAGGATTGGCCTAATACTCTTTCACGTATAGCCCTGTCAGTTACAGAATTATCAAATGCCCAAAACTGAAGAGCATCAGCAGGAACAGGCGAACCCCCTCCTGTACCTATACCGATTGGCTGAGATGTAAACTTTTTTAACTGCATATTATTCGTATTAAAAAACATTCACACCTCAAACAACAAGAAAACGGGGCTTTTACACCCCGATCATTTTACACCTACTGAGCAGCAACCGCTACAGAACTAACAATCTGCTCTTTTGCGGCTTCCGCTTCTTTCTTTACTTGGCCTTTACTTTTAGAGGACAAAGAAGGTGGGCTCATCTCAATCATATCGTTTGGATAAGCACCCTTGAACCTTGAATCGATGATTCTCAGTCCTCTAGCTTTCGCTAAGTCTTTGGCGTTCTCTTTATATTGGCTAGTAGGGAAATCAACGTACCAGATTTTTCTACTGTCTGCTCTTTTTGGTGTGTTCATGATTTATCCTTATTGGGCAATTAAGATTGTGCCAGCACAATTTTTATCATCGTACACTTGATCCCAGTTAGTGCCAGTTTCAAGCTCAGCAGTGACAGGAGATGCGCCGCCGTTAGCCTCATCCCATGCAAAACCTTTAAGGCCTACGTTCTCAGTCCATTCAGACTGGTAAGTAGTCTCGATGCGCGTTTGCTGGTTAGAGGTTTCAATGTTTGAGATAAAATCATTGTTAGGCTCAATTGATACAGCGCCAGGAGTTAAGCACAATACACGATTCTTACCGCCTGCAATCAATGCAGGGCTATCAGTAACAACGGTACGCTTGCCAAGAATATCAACAACAGTGACAGTTTCAGAGCTAAACAATTGAGCGGAGTTAGCCAAAGCGTCACCGATTAACTTGTGATAAGTTGCGCCGGTCATAACTTGGCTGACTAACATAGGAGACTTATCACCAAACAATGCATGAGTGTTATTCAGTGCAGCTTGTGTCACTGGGTCTGTCGCTGAGATGTCATTAGTTAAATTAGCAACGTTAGCCAAACCGGCAACAGCAACGCCAATTGCGCGGTTACATTGAGCTTGCAACATAGCCTCAGACAAAGATGTAGAAATAACGCTAAGCGCTTCACCTGGGTTTGATTGAATCCATGTTAATTGGCTAGGCTCCCAAACAAGAGGGCCGAAACCTTTCATCGCTTTAACTGTACGCAATAAGTCTTGGCTCAATGCGGTAGTGCCAGCAGCGCCTTGAGCAGCATAAGCATCAATGTCGCGTAAAGCTGATGCGGCGTTATTCCAAAATGACTCTTCTTTATAGTCACCCATGTTTGAGGCATTGGCGAGCAAGATAGCACCACCAGAGGCCGCGTTAAATACATCACTACGTTGAGTTAATTTCTCAACAATAGCGGTTTTAAGCTGAGTATTAAAAACTTGCATATCCGTTAACATAATTCTAACCCTTTATTTAAAATTGATTTTAGCCTGCACTAGCAGCTTTCATTTGTTGATTAAAGTACGCAGCTTCTTTGGCTTTATCGCCGCCGCAGTCTGCTAGTGAAGTCGGGGCCGAACCACCGGCAACATTGCCAGAACCAGTGGCCGAACCACCAGAACCAGCGTTTGAGCGCATATAGGGCGCGTTAGCCTGATTCGACTGAACGCCTGCAATGTACTCAGCCATGCTCTGCCCAGTAACGCCACCATCAGCATTAACAGGCACAGCTTGACCATCTCTTACACTTACACCGGCATCAAATTGAGCACCCATGTAATGCTTGGCTGCTGGGTCTATAGACACCAGCTCCATAAATTCCGCTTTCGATGCAGACTTAACTTGATTATCTGCAAAGTCTTTTGTTTGTTGCTCTTGCTCAGCAATACGTGTATCGCGCTCAGCTAAAGCAGCCTTTAAGCCTTCAAAGTCTTTGTCTTTCTCGGCTTGATCGATTCTGCCTTGTTCTTCAAGCTCAATCTTTGCGTTACTCGCCGCCTCTGCGCTTGCTTTGGCTTCTTTCTCACGTTGGACTAGCTCCGTGTTTTTATTCTTTAGGCCTTCAACCTCAGAATCAACATCAGCAACATTTAAAGCTGTGATAGCTGCGATCTGCTCTTCAGTTAAACCCTCTACACTCGATAAATCTATTGCCATAATTATGCTCTCCTATTGGTATGATAAAAAATTACTATTGATATTGCAAATCTGATAGTTTTAATTTATTAGGCCCAGCTGCTCTTGTCTTGTTTTACTTATCGCCTGATCAAATGCTTGTGGGGCTATTTCAAACATTTCCTTTAACGTCCTAGGCTTTAAGTTGTTACTTACATCAATATCTGCAAACTCTTGAGCAGACAAACCACCGTTACGCAGTAGTTTTCCTCTCGTTGGCCCCATCTCCAAATCTTGATACCATGCAGGCTGTTTTTTCATTGCCTCATAAAAGCTTACAGATGCCGAGGTTTGCTCTGGGCCTTCACTGAAGTTAACAGGCCTTTTTGCCCCTTTATCAAGAAAATCATAATCACTGCTAATAATATAAGTGAAAGTTGTCCGGCAAGCGTAATGAAAAGGGGGTCTAGGCCCTTTATTTAATGGATATTTTTTTTGATCTTGGTGCCTGCAAATTCGAGTTGTGCCTGAATCAAGCGTGGCCACCATCTGAACACCTTTTATAAGATCATCATTAGCCTCAGCAAGCTTTTGCCTTGCCTGTGAATTTGTATTCTGAACGGCAGTTCTTACCATTGCCCTAGCGTTATTATTTGTCTGCGCTAATATCCCGTCCTGGTAATTGGCTTTTTTCGTGCCTCTAATAACTCTCACCATCTGCGATATGGTTTGGCCTTCATTTACGCCCTGCCTTATAGCTGACGTTACTAAATTTATCTCTGACCTTGTGAAGTCGGATAAAAATGGATGCAGAGTAAGCCCTTTATTCCTAATTGATAGTGGTGCGTTTTGGTAAGCTAGAATTACAGCCCTGTCATCAGGTATTACGGCCTCATAGCCATCAACAACCTTATTTAAGCTATCCGCTTCATTGCTAGCGGTGAGTATTGCCAGCTCATCTAGGTCAATAACAAGCTCATCGTTAAAAGCTGATATATTCCCGTTTATTATTTTAGTTACATCTGAGAGGAGTTTATCTAGGGCTTTTTTAGTCTCTACAGAATCACCCTCCATAGTTAGCCTGTTTCTAAGCTCTCTCTCTATATCCTTAAGGTATGGCGCAAACTTAAGCCACTCAGCAGTTTTAACACCTTCAAGCATTAGCTGATTGCGTATATCTGTAAGCTCAAGAACGCCGGAGACTTCAGGCATTATTCGCCACCATCATCAAAAGAAACATTCCCTGTTGATTGCTGCACAATCTCATCATTCATCTTTTTCAGGTCTGTTTCTGCGGATATGTTACCTGCTTTTTGAAGCGACTTCTGAGCCTCTGCTTTTGATATTAACTGGCCTTGGAATTGAGCTATTAACGCCGTCACCTGCTCAGGCGAGTATTCAGCACTAAAGAAATCAGTGTTAACCTTGAATTTCTCAGTCTCTGGAATAGTTACACCTAAGAACTCAGCACACCACATAAGCTGCTGATTACATGCGGCGCTTACATTAACGACTGCCACAGTTAGCTTTGATGCGTTTACTGAGTTTCTGCTTTCCACTTCAACAATAACAGTAGGGCCGCCGCTAATCATTACGACTTGAGCGCCTAATTCAGCTAAGTTTTTCTGATCTGTATCTTTAATCTTTGCCGCCAATGGATTATCAGGAGGCGATATAATCTCAGCCTTACCGCCTGAACCCATTACTAACGCCATTCCATCACCCATTGCTACAGCTTGAGGCTTGCTTGGGTCGTCTTTATTCCTTAGCCCTTGCTGGTATCTATCATCTGCAATAGTCATTGTTCCAGCACTAAAGCCAAATGAGCTTACACGCAGATTTGCGTCCTCCTGGTACATGCCTAGCGATGCGTTAGCAATATCCAGAATAATAGGCTTATCAATTGACGGCGAATTGTTAATTGAACCGACAAAGCTAAAAGGGATGCTTTTCATTGGCGCATTATTGGCGGCGTATATCTGAGTTTCTACACCGGCATCACCACTGGCAAAGATGCCTTTGCTGTCTGATTTGTACACGGTTTGATGATAGTTGCCATCAATCATATGCAGAACACGATAAACAGTAATGCTTTCATGCTCAAATTCACCATCAACCTTTTCAGTTGCTGATTCTTTCAATATAACGTATTGCAGAGGGTCGCTAGCAGAAGGGGTAAGCGGAAACCAGTCTACAATAGACTCAGCGCAATAAGGCACAATAGAAGGCCGCATTCCGTCCTGCTCATTCTTTACCGTTCCGCCGTTATTGGCTGGCATATCACACAATAGACCACTCCTGCCCACCTCGATAACTTCTGATAGAGTGCTACGGCTTTGCTGCTCAAGTGATAAGCCAGTGCCATCAACGTTTTCAATCAGGTACTTCATTCTGTCAGGTAGATTAGGCACAACAGGCGCTTTGCGGTAAGCCATACCCAAAAAGCCTGACTTTGTAGAGCCTACGAAATTCTGATAACGAGCCATTAATATATAGGCTTCATTCTTAGCCTGATTTGCCGCCGACGTATTGGCTGGATTCAATGGACGCAAATACGTTCCAGCCGTCTCTTGGTCCCTAGCATGTAACGCATCTTCACCTGCTGAGGTATCGCGGCACTTCTGCCAGATAGGTAGCGCCGCGTTATACGCATTGTTAGGCGGGAACATCTCTTTATCGTTAGTTGTAGCCATTACATAGCCCAGTCAAAAGTAGTTATTATTGCGTCATGATTTACAACAGGCCATTCAACGTCACACATATAGCCTATAGCAGTCGTAACATGCTGGTATTCGTTCGAATCATCCTCCTGGAAGGTTGATCCTTTTTTCAATTGTACTGTTGACAAGCCTTTATCACAATAAGGCGCTAAAGCAGGGTTAACAAATAACGAGTGCTCACTGAGGGCGTTTTTAATCTTAGCCCTTACGCAGTTCTGCCTATCCTTTATTGATGGATGACTTGCCTCTACCATTCTTGTATATCGCCAGCCATTAAGAGCTAGTGTCTCTTCAATCTGCGTATAAGCTGATTCTTGCCCATGCTTCTCGCCTGCCTTGCCTGCGGGGTCGCCATAGATAAGAACATGCTTATTCTCATGATCTTTGTACTTCTCGACAAATTCCTCGGCAGACTCCCTTGATACAGCGCTGATTAAAATTATTTCATCAAGCAAGTAAAGATCATTATTATCATCGCCCCTACGAACACCAACAGCACTAGACAGCGGCGTATAGTTTTGGTCATGCATCCAGCACAATTGCTCATGAGGTTTTATTGTTTCGTCTGTATGGTTTGCCTTGCTGTAATCTTCATAAATTCGACCTGTGGCAGTCTCAAAGCTTGCCTCATACTCTTGCTTATATTGCTTTGGCCCCATTGTACGCTTGGCGGCTTCAATAACATCAGCAGGCAGTATCTCTGAACTCTTCCAATGGTAAACCTTATAATCAGGGTCATTGCCACTCTCTGCCATCATACACATATCGTAATAATGATTGAGGCCATCTGGAACGCCTAGCAACCAGCACCAAGCGCGATAATCCGGCCTTATCGGGCTAACTGTATTCAATGCAGGGTAAATATGAAGCTGCCATGCTTCAGACTTAACATCTGCAATCTCATCAATTCCGCCGCCCGTCCAGTTAATACCCTCGATACGCTCTGGCTTATCCAGACCTATAACGTGAATCTCTGAGCCATTAGGCATGTATATTTTTAATTCTGACTCTGAGGGCTTACGGTCATGAGATGCGGATAAGGTGAATTTCTTTAAATCATCCCAAAATATTTTCTTTGCTTGGGTATGCGTAGGTGCTGCGGCAAAGTAAAGCTCATTGGAATTAGTCATTGCTTGCTTTGCTATAAACCGCTTAAAACGCTCTGTCTTACCTGATCGCCTGCCAGATGGGACAAGGGGAAATCTTACGCCATTAGATACAGCATCAATCAACTCAAGCTGGACATCATGGTCTATTAGTGGATACCATCGCTCCAACTGCCTATCTAGCGCGGGATCACCTATATTCATGACGGAAGCCTAGATGCGAGCTTTAACAATGCATCAGCTAAAGTCTCGCCGCCGCCATCGCCTTTGTAATCATCTTTGTATCTTTTAATGATTTTGCTAGCGTGCCATTTTCGAGTGTCTACCCTAAGCCTAGACCGGCCTAAAGCCTCGCCATTAACAACGTATCCAGGGTTATCTGGGTCGTTCTTTTCCATGTAATCATTGGACCCGTTATCGGCTATATCAAATATCTCATCCACAAGTGTTTCAGCTTGTATGTCTCTAGCCAATGCGTATTGGATACGAAATTCGTTATATAGCTTATTATCGGTAGCTAGTAACCACCTATGTATGTTGACTCTAGCGGGGACGTGATCATCTCTGCATATCGATCTAAGACTTTCGCCGTCAGACAATCTCTCACAGATTTCTTGTGATAATTTTTTGGTATACTTTGTCGGCCTACCAACTTTGGCAGGTTTAACGTTATCTGACACTATCAGCCGAGCCTCTAAGTGAATAATCGCCGAACGATTAAAAATAACTATTGAGGCTCTATTGTATGATAGTTTTTAGCTATGGGTCAAATCATGCTATTTAAAGCCTGCACCCTCTTTGAATGCTTGCTTTTCACCCACCGCCCATCAATGTAAGCCTCCGAACTATCAAGGACGGGCTTCATGCCTTTGAATTGATCTTTAGGGTCAATTACGCCACCGCACTTAAATTGTGGAATATTAGGATTGATAGCCTTGGGCTTCTCACTCCTATCTATTTTATCAAAGTTATTTTTATAGGCTTTTGAGTTGCTGCGGTTATCGTCACCCTTTCCCGCTTCTGATTTACTCATACCTTGCACCTCATTAAATAATCAGGAAAGCCATCATGTCCGGGCTTACCGCGTTTAGCGTGAATTAACTCATGAGCCAATAAACAGTCATTATCTTTAATTGTATAAATAATAGCCCCGCCATCCATTAGCAGCGTATAAGCCTGCCACTTTTGCATTGAGAGCGGGTATTCACTTTGGCTTTCCACTTCTATCACTTGCACGTTATCAGGTATCTGTATGCTTGTGCAGCCAGACATAAGCGTTACCACGACCATAACAGCCAATAGTATTAATACATCTTTACAGAACTTATTCATGGGGCCATCCAGTTACATGCTACTATAATTAAAATGGCTAGCGTCCAGCATCCTAATCTCATTTGATTATCGGTTATTTCAATCACGCCATCACCTCACTCAGCATCTTTCTGCGTTTAGCCTTAACCTCATGAACACTGCATCCAAGCTGATTAGCTATTACTTGGCTTCCGCATATGGTCATTGTTGTTTTCATGTTTACAAAGCTAGATTCCCATTCTAGCCTGCTCATACGATTGAAATACAGCTCTTGGTATTTATTCATGCTACTAAACTCCTTAACCCTTCGCTATTCCATGCCGAAACGATAAGCGTTGTGAATTTAATTGTTTTGTCGCTATTTAACCATGCTCTATATTGTTTATCGTATGTTTTATGAGCTAAATCAATGCCGAAGTGGTCGTTGCATAAGTGGGCGCATTCTATTCGCTTCTTACCTTGTTTTATTAAGTCGTGGTAAAAGTCCATTGTTGCAGCGCATCCAGTTAGGCCGATCTTTTCAAGCCTCCGGTTTACGTATCCAGTTACCTGATTTCTTTTCCATCTGCCATCGCAAGCATTAATTACATCATCAACACTGACAAAGGGGCTGCTGTTAAGTGTATCAAGAATAAGCTGGGCATCATCATCGATAGCTGCATGCCTGAACTTTTTGCCATTGGTTATGTATATGCTCATGACTCCACCCCACTCATAAGCAAATAACATTCAGCTATTGCGCGGTTAAGGCTTACATCCCTAGAAGACGCAACTAAAACTAAATCAGTATGATTGGCACCAGCAATATGCTTTTCAGAAACATACTCCTCTTCAAAGTGGTCGTAATATTGATCAATATTATTATCAACCATAAGCCTAAACGCTAAA